CCACAGTAGACTACGATGAAGAGATTCATGGAGCTTCAGCAACTGTCCTATCAGGCACAAACAATCATGAGGTCCCTCCAGGCGCTATACCTGCTCAGTATACCTCTGCTCCCAGCGCAGTTACCTTGGAATCTCCAACTGATGGGCAGCTTCTTGATTCTGTAAATACAGTAAATGTTGATTGGGTTCATAGTGGTGAAGATGTAAATGGATACAAGATCTTTGTTGCTGAATCACTAGGTGGGCTGGATTCTGCATCCCCAATTTTTAATGGAGATACTGATAGAACCATCAGTAATTTGACGGATGATCAAACACACTTCGTTAAAGTTCTTCCTTATAACTTTTTTGGGGATTCTAGCGAGACTCCAACAGTAAACTCGTTTACCACTAGACCTAGACCAGCACAATCTTCAGGTCTGAGTCCTGCTAACGGGGCATCAAATGTAAACACTAGTATTAACTGTTCCTGGTCACCAGCAGATGACGCCACCACATACGAAGTATACTTTGCATTGGCTTCAGAAGATTTTGGTGATCCAAGTGCTACAACAACGGCTCAAAACTTCGACCCAGGACCACTTCAAGATAATCAAAACTATAAGTGGAGAGTGGACACAGTTAACGCTTATGCAACAACTCAAGGTGTAGAGTTTACTTTCGATACAGGAGAGGCAGCAGGACAAGCGCCTCCTCAAACAACTGGGTTATCTCCAACAAACGGAGCACAGGGGGTCTCTGTAGAGGTTGATTGTAGTTGGAATTCAGTTTCAGAAGCTAGTGGATATGATTTTTACTTTAGTCTTGCTAGTGAAAACTTTGGGTCTCCTACAAATGTAACAGGAACAACCTTTGATCCTGGAACGCTATCTCAGAATACTGAGTATAATTGGCGTGTTGATTCTGTAAATGAGTTTGGAACAACCCAAGGTCAGACTTTCTCATTTACTACTGAAGGTCCCCCTGCCCCTCCCCCTGATGAAGGAGAAGGTGAAGGAGAAGGTGAAGGAGAAGGTGAAGAAGGCGAGAGCGAATCTCAAGGTACTCAAGCTGCTGCGAGCACTCCTGATCTAGATGTTTCTGCTTTCGATAGTAGAAGTAGGCAATGGCCTACTAGAGAAGGGGATGTTCGGGCAAAGATCTTCAAGATGACTCAGGCCAAGCAGAACATCTCGTTCATCTACAAGGAGTCTTTAAGATCTATGATTGCGTCCTTTAATGACATCGGCTACTTTAACTCTGAAGATGAGTTTGTTGATATCAAATGCATTCATGGTAATGCTGAAAGAGCTATAGCTAAACTCAAGCAAGAGAACAGCATTATACTGCCTATGATTTCTGTGTCTCAGACCGTCTCTGAAAACGATGATGAGCGGAGACGATATGAGAGTGTACTAGTTCATGAAAGGTATTGGGATAAAGATAAGCACAGAGCTATCCGTGTACTAAGCCTAGCCCCCAGACCAGTAAACATTAATTATCAGGTAAATGTCTGGTGTAAGTACATGGCTGATATGGATCAGATTCTTGAGCAAATCAGACTTAAGTTCAATCCTGAGATGAATGTTCCAACAGAGTATTCAACTCTAGCAAAGGCGTTCTTATCCTCTGAGGAAGCGGTTGGTTCTATGACTGCTAATGATAAAGATGATAGGGTTATCAAGAAAACTCTTAATATAACTCTAAGGACATATATTCCAAGTCCTAAGTTCCTGGTTACCTCTACAGGGGAACTAGAAGAGTTCAACATTGATATTGATATTAAGTAATGCCACTAGTTTCTAATCAAAGTGCGCCCGCAACATGTGGACACCCCCAAACAGGAAGTAGTAAAGTGTTTGTTCAAGGGACGGGTGCTTCCAGGGTAGAGGTGGACTCTGCTGGTGGGCTTATTATCGGGCCTGGATCACAGAATGTATTCGTGGAAGGTAAGAAAGTTTCTTTAGTAGGAGATGCCATAGCTTCTCACGGGCTTTCACCACACTCTAATGCTAGAACTACAGCCACTCAGTCTAGAGTTTTTGTAGGCACAGGATTCTTGGCGGATACTGATCCTGAAACTGGTGAAACTATTAGTACGGGAGATGCCCCTCGTCCCGATATTATCACTACAGAGTTTACAACAAATTACGGAAACGGAATTGTTGAACTGTTCTGTTCTGGTACTGGCATATATCCTCCAACTAATATGGCATATGCTTTCTTTGCTTGTGCCCCTCCTGGTTCTGTATACTCAAATAGACCATCACCGCCTCCTGTAGTTTTCTCTTATGAGATCAAAAATAGAGGAGTTGATACAAGCCAGCCTCAAACTGTTGGTTTCTGGAGGTTCTTAGATACATCAAATGCTCCAAACCAAGCCGTGTTAACTGTACAGGCTTCAGAGCTTTACCCAGATGCACAACTAGTAGCTACACAAGAAGTTCCACCACTCATCCCTGGGCAGACTTTCTCTGGAACTTTTGAGTTCCCTGAGGTGTACAGAGTAGATGTTAATAGCTTTGGAGAATATGTATTTGGTGTCTATCCTGATATTTATCAGACAGTAACTGAACCAGATGAGCAGAACTCTATTAGTACAATCAGATTGGTTATTTCAAATGATTGTGGGTAAAAAAGTTTCATAAACAGGATTGTTGTATAGTACATAATAAAGAGAGGATTAGTTATGAAGGTAGTAAAGAACGATTGTATGCAAACTATTGTTGTTTTCTTCAGCACTGAAACGGGGTGTTTAGAAAAGAATATGAAGCCTGGGGAATCTTTAGTGGTTCCTGAGTCTTACATTACGGAACAAATTAAAACTCTGCATAGACGCAGAATTTTTAAAATCTCTAATGCTTGAGGACTAAGTTATGCCTAATTATGTGAGCCCTGGTGTTTACACCATTGAAAAAGACATCTCAGATTTTGCTCCTTCGATTAACACTTCTATCGTAGGTATTGTTGGTTTTGCCTCCAAAGGGCCAACCAATGAAGCTACCTTGATTACAGATCAAAATAAACTTATCAAGACCTTCGGTGCTCCTAGCGAGGATATTACTGGTCAGGCTCTTGAGGGCGGTCTTGAGATTCTTGAGACTACTAACTCCCTTTACTTTGTGAGAGCCGCGAATGATGATGCGGCTGACGCATCCGCCACAATGAAGGTTGGTCTTTGCCCAGCACTCCTCGTTTCTGGCCCAGCAACAGCAGGAAATGCTGCAAATTGCTTTGGTGGAACAGGAACAGGTGCAACGCCCCTAACTCTTAGGGTTCAGGTATACGACAACAATGGTACAGCACAGTTTACAGAAAACAGTGGAGCAGGAAAAGATTTTACAATCCCAACAAACACCGCTCCCGTCCAGGCTGCTGCCCTTAGAAGTATTGTTGGTGGTGCTTTGGATGCGGATAAGGTTGGAATCTTTGATGACGATGCCTCAGGTACGGGTAACTTAGGACTATCTGGTGCTTTAGTGGGTGCTTTCGCTGGATCAGGAGCTTCCATCGGTGTTTCTGCTTGCAGCGCCACTACTTTTGGTGAAGCAAATGGCGTTTCTGCACTAAGAATATCTTATGGTCCAAGCGGTGAGACAGCCTTCGGAGCTTCTGGAAATTACGCTTCCGCAGTTAGAGTATATGGAACCACTTTCGAAACAACTGGAACCAATGGCTGTAGCTACTTAGTAGAAAGCTTACATCCTGGAGCTGGCTACAACGGTGGAACAAAAACTAATGGAGATACCAGCGGAAACTCTATTACTCTTGGGGGCTTAGGCTCACAAAACTTTACTGTTACTGTAAATCAAGACGGAGTAGCCGAAGAAACTTTCAAATCTAGCTTTGTTGGTTCTGGAATATTTGTTGAGGATGTAATTAATACTGGTGAAACTGACGCTACTTCTGAAATTATCAAGGGTAATCTAAGAAAGGGTGGTGCTGACGCAACCGCAGCGTCCCTAACAAGACACCTTGGGCTTGTTGAAACTCTGTTTGGAACCACCGAATTTGCCTGGACTAGTAGATACTTAGTTCCTGATTCAGACGGATCTGACGGCATAGGAGATGCAACCACAGATACAGGTATTTCCAAAGCAGGGGGAAGATTTGCAAAGCTTGTTCAATCAGCCGCAACTGATCTTGCTGGTGGTACTAATGGTGACGATTCAGACCAAGCTACTGCTCTGATTGGAGACGCTTCTGTTGATCCCAAAACAGGAATGCAAGCTCTAGATGATCCCCTCCTCAACATTGGAGTGGCGCTTGTGCCAGGAATTTATACTCAGAGTGTTCAGAATGCTCTCGTAACTCTTGCTGAGACTACACAGAACTTCTTAGCACTGCTTGCTCCTCCTCTTGCAATCGGTAATGTTCAGGCTGCAATTGACTGGACTAATGGCAAGTCTTCTAGTACAGCTAACTCAAGAACTGCTGCTCTTAATAGTTCCTACGCTGCTGTTTACTGGCCTCATGTCAAAGTCTTCTCCGTCTTTGATGGAAAGGATCGTTTCCTAGATCCCTCCATCTTCGGTGCAAGACAAATGGCCTTCACTGACGCTGTAGCCGATAGCTGGTTCGCCCCTGCTGGTTTCCGCAGAGGTCGTCTTACCAAGCCAACCGAAACTGAGGTCAAACTTAACCAGGGTGATAGAGACAGTCTTTACAGTGGTGGTAATGTTGTTAACCCAATCGTTAACTTCCCACAGCAGGGCATCACTATCTTTGGTCAAAGAACTACCCAAAGAACCCCAACAGCCCTTGATCGCATCAATGTTCGTAGACTACTAATCTATATCCGCAAGGTAATTCTCCTTGCTACCCAGAGATTCGTCTTCGAGCCCAACGATGAGTTCACTTGGTCACAGATTGAGGGTGTTCTTAATCCCTTCCTTGATGACATCCGCAGACGCAGAGGCATCACTGAATTCCGTGTTGTCTGTGATGAGACCGTCAACACTCCAATCAGAGTTGATCGTAACGAACTCTGGACTAAGGTTCTCATCAAGCCTACCAAGACTGCCGAGATCCTCATCTTTGAAATTAACCTGACTAACCAGTCGGCTCAGTTAGGAACCCTCTAAGGAGATAATTAATGGCAACATCTTACTACAAGAATAAGTACGGAAGGGAGTTTACCCCAGGCCAGGGGCTCCCCACCATTTCGACTGACCTAGATTCAGTACGGGCATATCAGTTTGAGATTCACTTCTTTGGCCTTCCAGAAGATATTACAAACCAAACTGATCTTACCCTGGCTGCTAAGAAGGTTGGCGGTCTTGAGATGAAGAACGAGACTATCGTTATTGATCGTGTCAACGATAAGGTACACTACCCAGGCAAGACTACTCCTGGCGAGCTTACCGTGGACTTTGATAACCTTTATCTCCGCGAGACTGCCTCTGACCTCTACCGCTTCTTCCGTCACACCTACGATCCAATCACTGGTGAGATGACAAAAAGCTCCCAGCCTGGAGGTCAGGCAGGATCTACCTTCAAGGCCGATAAGGTCGAAGTTGTCATGCTTGATAACACACTCACCCCCCACTCTGTCGTAGAGCTTTACGGGGTGTACCCAACTTCATGGTCCGCTGCTGAGTTCAACTACTCAACCCAGCAGTTCCACCAGTTGACTGTGAACTTCAAGTACGACTTCATGAATGTCTTTAACTACTCAAACCCTAGCTGATAAAGTAGGAATTTAGATAGTAAGGTCCAGTCTGAATGTATAACCAGACTGGACCTTCTTTAGCTTATCTATAATATGCCATGGATTACCTTTCAGAGTTACTAGAGAGCTACAGTAAGCTCAAAAAGAGAACATTCAAGCTGACATATATTTCTGAACAAGATGACAGCCAAGCGTTTGGTGTCTTACAGCAGATACTTCAAACTGCTCCTGAAGGTGACTACCAACCCATGCCCGCTGATGAATACCCAGCACTAGGATCTTTTGATTACAGAAAGAGTAAAGATGGTGGGGTGACCGTTCGTAGAGGACGAGAAGGACAAGCTACAGTTTTAGATAATACGGGTCAAAAAGCTAAAGTAAACGCTAAGGGTAAGCCCAACGCTGCGGGCGATAAGATGTGGGAGCGTCTTTATAAAGCTATTTCGGGTGAAGCTCCTGAACCCAGTGCTCAAGAAACAGCAGACTCAACTGTAGCTGGCAATGAACAACAAAAAGAAGCTGAAAGATTATCAAAACTAGCGCAGCCTGGAGGCGCATTTGAGGAGCGTGGATACAATTTAGAACAAATTTCTCCTGCCTTAGACTCAATTGATAATAGTATTAGAACTGTGCAATCCGCTTGCGACCAGTACGACCCAAATAGCCAGCCTAAGTATTGTAAAAATCCAGGAGTTTATCTTACTGGAGCTAGTAAAGCTGGCTTTGCCTATAAACTTTCAGCAGGTAAGGTAGTTCAAGTAAACCCTGAGACGGGTCAGAAGACTGGAGAGGGTGAGATGGAGCCTGGATTACTCAACTCGGTGGCTGAGTCTCACGATGCCCTCATGGATTTTCTAGGAGGAGAGGGAGATTGTGATACTATCTCTCAGAAGGTTGGTTTTTATAAGAGCAGACTAGTTGTGTTCGGCTCAGACACTTCTGAGGGTGTAACTATTACTCCAAATGATCTGCAAAATGATGCCGTTAATAAGGTTAAAGACAAGTGTGGTGAGGCCGTTAACCTTAGCGAGATCGCAGAAGATAACCTAAGCACTAATGCTATCAACGCTGTAAAAGGAACATTCAATGAGTTGGTTCTTCAATTAGGTGTTCGTTTACTGGCGGCAAAGGATGAAGCTTCTCGTAAAGAAGCTTTCAAAGAAGTGGCCGCTGAGATTGATAAAAGAAGACAATTCCTCACAGAGTATGCTGAGTCCTTAGGTGTCAAGGATGATGTTGCATTGGGTCTAGATGAAACCTTTGAGCAAGAAGTTCTCACACAACAAGCAGGAATTGCACAGAGTAACACGGCACTTAAGAACTGGTTCCTAAAGGAACTGTCCTTCCAGTTATCTTTTGTAAGGGCGGCAGGCGCAGATAATGTAGAACCAGCGGGTAGAGAGATTAAAACAGGGGGACGCGAAGATACTAATCTAATTTATAACGATCAAGCCAGAGCAGAGGCAGCAGCTAACCAGTTCGGATCTAAAGCCATCAAAAGAGAGGATGGCACCTTCTCTGTAGGCATTGGTCAGAAGAGAATCGAGAAACTCAAAAAAGTCAAACTTGGTGAGATCAATTCCACCGAGAGAATGATGGCGATCATGACTGGGGAAGCTCGTAACGATGCTAACATAGAGCCAGGGTTCCAAAAGAAGATCTCTTCAATGCAGTTCGGAAACAACCAAGCCAGAGAGAATGCTGCGATAGATTATATGCGGGCGTTAGAGGCTAAGATTGCAAAAACAACAAAGCCACTTACGGAATTTACCACTTATGTAGGACAAGATGGTAAGATCAAGTCTGAGTCTCCTGAGACAAGACTCAAGGGCATCGCTGCAAGAGTAAAAGGTTTGTTGGGATACAATGCCCTAAAGGATTCTGCCTTAGGTAAAGCTTTGTTTAAGGGAGATAAAGGCTATCAAGACTTCTCAGACGAAAGCACTCAGCAAAGGGCTGCGGAAGTGGTAGCAAGAGAGGCTAGATTCAGAGAGATGAAGACCGCTATTGAATCTGGCGACCAAGCAGCGCAAGATGCAGCAGTTAAGATGGCGCTAATTTGCGGAGCAAACGCTAACAATATGACTCAAGTATTTACTGATGATTCAGGAGAGACTTATGCCATTCCACATAATAAAGTATTCGAAGAGGTTTGCAAGGCAAATACTGCTGGCAATCTAGATGTAAGAATTTCGGGAACTACAATGACTATGATCACTCCTGATGGTCTTGAGATTGCTTTTAACCAAGAGGGAACCTGGGGTGGAGGTACAAGAAGAACTAGGAGTAATACTAGAATTTCTTCTGACAGTATCAAAAGACTGAATACACTTACTAAGCAGACGGCAGAGTCTACACTTCATCAGTTCCTTGAGGGCCAGATGAAACTACTACAAGAGATTCTCAACTCATCCAAATAGAATCCTCTTCTTTGAGTAGATCATCGAACATGTATACTCTATAGTGTACGCCCTCTTTGTGTATCTCTATGTAGTTATTAGATTCTACTACTATATTAGAGGGGATGATGGCTAATGTTGGCTGCCTATCTTGTTTAAATATAACCATTGGAATCTTTCCGCACTTCTCTGAATCTTTTTGGCATTGGTCTATAAATTTCCAGAAGTCGCTACTATGATTATATAAACTATATAAGTTTTGGTTATTGTATCCCTTCTTGCACTCTAGACAATACTTAAAGTTTTGTGGTGTAATCAAGTCCCCATAAATTTTAAGGTGATCTGGGAGCGTGTGCGTGGTGGCGAACGCACCCGACCCAGGAGTTCTTGAAAATTCCGTGGTGCCTAGTCTATCATTGAGTATCTTGGCGATCTGTCGCTCAAAGGTTGAGCCCTTCGCCCTACTGTTGACCTTCTTTTTCTTCTTCAAAGCAGAAATATCGTAATCATCCTTCATAATCAGTGCCCTGCACTATAATAGAACAATGGACGCCGAGACCACAAATATTAAACTCGATGTTAGTCAATGGAGAATCCGCGTAGATGAGCGGAGTCGTAATCGTATGAAACTACAAATTAAACTTTCGAAGGACGAGGCTACTGCATTCAAGAACTTCGCTGATGTGTGTAAGCCAGAGGAGATCTCCGATGATGATTTCCTCAAGACCGTTTTTATCACGGGCATTGAAGCCCTTAACCGACAGCTTGCCGAGATGGTATCTAAGTATGCTGCCGAAAACAAGGAAGAGCTTGCGGCCTCTGGCATCACTGTCATTGAGGACGAGGATGGAGTTAGGCTCGAAGAAACTGATAACTGATGTATAATCTACAGTTCCTCTCTAAGGAGAATGATCTGAACAAGATCATCAAGGCGTACAGGAAGGACAAGAAGAGCATTAATATCTTGTTCGTGTCGCTGTGGGATGAGTGGTGCCAAGAGCTTGTAGAAAAGCTCAAAGAGAAGTATGCTGACAATGAGAAGGGCCAGCCTCTGTACATTGTGGACAGCTTCTATATGCCACATAGCTTTGTAATCTACAACACCACAAAGCTCCCACATCTTGTACACCTAAACCATAAGGGCGTGCATTCGGAAGATTATCTTCCAATGATTTACAACACGCTCCTGCCTGAGAAGAAGAAAAAGGCTAGATGATATCATCCTTGTGAAGGTCGATATAGTTTTCAATCTTCTTATTGTACTTTTTCTCACGGGTATACAACAGCTTGAGATTGTTTATGATCACTGTTGTAAAATAATTGAACGCCGAGCCTTTTCTTGGTTTGAAGTTCTTCACAGTTTTAAGCACTAGTGTAAAACACTCTTGCTTCGCGTCATCGGGATCTACATTAAACTTGAAGGTCTCGATGATGTTCTGTATTAAGACATCAAATAAAGAAACAAGCTCTTCTTCGTGGCTTTCGGGATCTTGCTGGTATGATAGGATGATCTCTTCGAACTTTGAGTTATCTATGTAATGTTTCTTCACACTCTATAATAGACATGTTTGATTTAGACAAATTGTACCAGGGACACAAAGCTCATGGTGACAATCCTTTGTGCCACGGCTGCTCTATTCTGGAGAAGTCTAAGCCTTGCCACTCGGTAATGGATTACGAGGAGCTTGCTCCAGCACCTGTGCTGTTTCTGTCGGACTCAATTAAGTACAAGCTTGGGTCCACTCAGGCATTCTCGAAGGCAGAGATTCAACTTTTCAAGGAGTGTTATCCTGAGAAGTTTGTCATGGCTGCTTCGGTCAAGTGCCCCTCTGTCAAGGAGGCGGACATGACTCCGAACAACATGAACCTGTGCCGCCAGCACCTTGACGCAACTATTGACAAGGTAAAGCCTAAGCTAATCTTTGCTTGTGGCAACCTTGCGATGAAGATGCTTATCAAGAAGAGCGGCATCACAAACAAACGAGGAAAGTCTTATGACTACACAACTAATTCTGGGCACGCTTGCATCGTTGTACCTATCTATCATCCTTATTCTTGCATCAAGGAGCCACGACACCTCACGCTCTTCAAAACTGACATCTCAAATGCATATGAGAAATATGTACTTGGGCAGAAATCTAAAGGGGACTTCTCCTACAAAGTCCTCATGGACATCGGAGAGGTACAAGCTCTCGCAGAAACGCTTCAAGATTCCAACACGACGATTGCCGTAGATACTGAGACCACGGGGCTGAACTTCCTCAAGGATGACATCATGACCATCGCTCTCACCACACGGGAGAACACTTGGGTCATTCCTTTGGACCACAAGGATAGTCCGTTTAGGAAGGGACAACCTGACTATGCCAAGGTGTGGGGTTGCTTGCGTCGGATTCTTGAGAATCCCAAGAGTAGGAAGGTCTTTCATAATGCCAAGTTCGATCTCAAGTTCCTCATCAACTATGGTATCTATACCAAGAATGTTTGGGACACCAAGATCATGCACCACCTTCTGGATGAGAACATGCCCAAGGGTCTAATGGATCTCACCAAACTTTACTTCGCCAACGAGCTAGAGGATCTGTAATGCTTACGATTGATAACCCCAGCAAGTTCGACTGGGCCAACATGGATCTATCCGATTGCTGTGAGGGCAACGCGATGGATACCTACTTCACACTGAAGCTGTTTGATCTCATCATGGAAAAGTTTGAGGGGGATCCCGTTATGACACTGATTGAGAATGTCGTGATGCCCTCTCTTGAAACCTTCGCGGAGATGGAGTATAATGGTCTGATCGTAGATACGGACAAGCTGGATGCTGTCGGTAGGCAACTGCGTTCCAAGAACATGAACGAAGAGGATTCTCTTTACTCATGTGAGGGCGTGGAGAACACTGACAACCTCTCGTCCAACAACGATCTGATTGAGATTCTTTATCTGCGTGAAGAAGGCATGGGTCTCTACCCACCCGACCGTACAGGCAAGGGCAAGCCTTCCGTATCTGCACCCACACTGAAACTACTGCTAGAGCATATCGAAGAGGAGCTACAGACCCGTGAGTAAATGGAAGCACAGGGATGAGGGTAAGCGTATCAGCAAGTCTGTCATCGCAGACAAGTCCACGGACGAACTGCGTAACGCTAGACGATTCGTGAAAGGTCTCCTCGATCTTCGCAAGTCTGAGAAGCTGTCCAAGACTTATATCGACGGCACCAAGAAAGCTATTGAATACAATGGCATGGACAAGGTGTTCTGCGATTTCCGTTTCGATGGCACGGCAACTGGTCGCCTATCTTGTGCAGCATACAATGCACAGAAAGCTATGGGCGTATCTTTCCACACCCTGCCCAGGGAGACTGAGAACAACATCCGTTCTCTTTTCGCTGCTCCCAAGGGTTGGGCATTCATTGCTGCGGACTATGCAGCGATGGAACTCCGCGTCCTGTCACATATTGCCAAGGAAGGTAATATGCAACTCGCCTTCAATCAGGGCGCGGACCTACACACCTACACCGCAAAGCTTCTGTTCAACAAGGAGCAGATCAGCAAGGAGGAACGACAGATCGCCAAGGCTGTATCCTTCCTGATCGTTTACGGTGGAGGTGCATTCAATCTCAGTGAGACCATGAACATTCCCATGAAGCGCGCTGAGAAGATCATCAAAGACTACGAGAATGTGTACCCAGGCATCTTCTCGTACATGGATCATGTAAACAACTTTATCAAGACCAACGGGTATGCTTATACTATTTTTGGGCGCAAGCGCAATCTTCCTGATGTCTATAGCCGTGATCGCCAAGTCGTAAATCGAGCACTCAGGCAGGGACTGAACTTCACCATTCAAAGCTCTGCATCTGATATCCTGCTCACCTCACTGCTTGGTGCGTCACGCAGGTTCAAGGAGGCAGGATTGCAAGCCACACCAGTCGCCACAGTTCACGACTCTATCGAGATTATTTGTCCTGAAGAAGAGGTCAGGAAAACTGTGGAGATCCTCTATGATGAGATGGTCAATTACCCTACCATCAAAGAGGTATTTAATATTCATTTTGATGTTCCGCTCGCCATTGATATTGAGGTGGGCACTTCATTCGGAGATGTACAGGAGTACAAACTATGAGAGATCCCTTCAAGAAACTACTTTCCAATGTCAAGAGCACGGTTAAAGTTCGACCTCGGCGCAGGACAGTAAACAAGTCTGGTGTGGCTGCTATTCCCTACGAGGAGTTGCCCGTAGAGATTACCGCAAATGACATCAAAGAACTATTTATTCGGCAGGACGGCAGGTGTGCCATGCTGGGCACGAAGCTAGACCCTAATAATGTGTTTGTTTCCAAGCACCCACTAGCACCCAGCGTCGATCGTCTAGATAATACGAAAGGGTATGTCCCTGGTAATATTCAGATCTGTAGCCGATTCGCAAACTTTGGTAAGTGTTCGTATCCTAACGAGCAGATGGATCCTATTATCCAACAAATTCGTGAAGGGTTTGTTTCCTCTAAGAAGTGGTGGAGGTTCTGGGGATGAAAAAAAATATTGATGTTCTAAACTTTACTCCTAAGGGAGACCTACTAGTTGTGAACGCAGCTAGGTGCTCGTTCGACAAGCAACATGAAGAGTTTGATCAAGAAAAAGACGCAAAGCTTCTCAATTACTTGGCAAGAGAGCAGCATGTTTTGCCGTTTAGGCATCCTGTGGCTACTCTACGCATCACTTGTCCTATCTTCGTGCTTCGTCAGTTGGGTAAGCACCAAGTAGGTTTTTCTTGGAGCGAGGTTAGCCGACGCTACATCACTGGTGAACCTGAGTTCTGGATGCCTGACGATATCAGATCACGCCCAGATAATATCAAGCAGGGTAGCGAGAGTAAAGACTGGGGAGATGACTACGATGCAATCTGGAATCAGTTTGATTCAGCTAACAGAGAAGCATTGAAAAGGTACGAACTGCTGCTGGAACAAGGAGTGGCTCCTGAGCAAGCTCGCGCCATCCTCCCACAGTCCATGTACACGACCTGTGTGGTCACAGGAACGCTTCTGGGCTGGCATCACCTCTGGAAGCTCAGGACCGAGGAGCACACGCAGCTAGAGACGCAGGAGTACGCTCAGGAGATCGGCTTCTTGATGGAGCGGATGTTCCCCGAAAGTTGGAAAGCACTATGCAAACACTCATAATCGGAGACCTACACTTCGAGGACAAGCCTCGCGGTATGATGCAAGCACAGTATGATGCTGTGATGCAAATCTGTAAAGATCGCTGCGGCGATTGTGATAAGCTAGTCTTCCTGGGTGATCTGATGATGCACAGGAACCCAAAGCCTACAGTTCTGCTGGCTCTGAAAGAACTGATGACTGACATCTCTTACTTGGGATACAAGGTGCATATTGTTCGTGGCAACCATGACAGTGTGACAAAGGCAGACGATGGTGTCACTGCACTATCTCTGCTCAAAGATAAAAATATTCAGGTATACACACAGTATCATGAGGATCATAAAAACAAGTGGGTATTCATCCCCCACTATGAAGATGAAGAAAGAATCAAAGAGTACCTTGCTAATGTTCCCGAAGGCTATGTTGTTTTCGGTCACTTTGGTTATCATGGTGTTCTTAATTCTGCTGGAGACGCTGATTTTGAGTTGTCTCTATCCGATTTCAAGAACCCGACAATTCTTGGACACATTCACAAAGCGGGTAGAAGCGGAAATGTATCAGTCCTTGGAACTCCATACACGACAAACTTCGGAGAAGCAGGGAAAGACTGCTACTACGGAATCCTCTCAGATACTAGGCTAGAAAAAGTATCATGTGAATATGGCCCAAGACATTTGGTAGTAGACTATGACAAGGTGGAGGACAACCTCGACTGGTTGAACTCTGGTGACTACAATATGATTCGTGTGAATGTAGGCACCTTGGACGATGGTATCAAAAACATCGCTGAACTCACCCAGAGTATAAAAGCTCCTGTCGTCGAGGTCAAGTACAAACCTCTGCTAGATGATAAGGAAGTCTTTGTTCCTGACGAGAGGTCTGTTTCCTCTGTGATGAGTGACGATCTGATTGAACACTACATAAATTCTAGCAATACCAAAATCAACAAAGAGGATTTGCTAGATGGGCTGAAACTGATTAATGAAAATCAACAAAGTAGAAATAGCTAACTTCTATTCTATCAAGGATGTTACGCTATCGCTAGACAAACACAAAGGCATTGTCCTGATTGAGGGCAAGAACAAAGATACTGGAGGATCTAACGGCTCTGGCAAGAGTGCGTTGATCGAATCCGTGGTGTGGGGTCTCTTCGGCAAGACTATTCGTAAGTCTACTGAAGAGGCCCTAGTGAACAATCAAGCCAAGAAGGGTTGCCGTGTTCGTATTACGATCAATGATGATTATGTCATCGAGCGTGGTAAGAAGCCTGTGTATCTTAAGTTCTTCCACAAGGACAAGGAGCTTACTAGAGACAACGCCACAAACACTCAGGCACTTATTGAGGATGTCCTGCACACGAACTACAAGGTGTTCCTGGCCTCAACAGTATTCGGCCAGCAGAATAACATCGAGTTCATCAATGCTACGCCAGACGACAAGCGCACGATCATTAAGAATTTCCTGAATCTTGATGAGTTGTTTTCTTTGCGTGACACAGTGAAGAAGCTTAAGTCTGATTTCAATTCAGAGATCAAAAAGCGTACTACACTGATCTCTCAGTGCGAGAAAACTATATCAAAGTTTGATAAAGAACTTGATTCTCTTGCCTCCCTTAAGAAGCAGATTGAGAAGACAGATGTCTCTAAAGCTCTAGAATGCGAGTTACAAGATATTCTCAAAATAGAATCGGATCGTCAGACAAAACAGTACGAAATTGCTAACATAAACAGACAGCTTGACGCACTACATACTAGACACAAACAAATAAAGAAGAGTTTAGAAAATCCAAATGCGACTATACAATGCAAGTCTTGTGGGCAAACATTGCCCAGTAACATACACCCAAAGCGCCTCATGCTGGAGTTGTCTGATGTCGAATCGGAGATCACGGAGAAGGAAGAGGAGATACGCACAATCTCTGAAAGCATCCAGACTCCGCCAATCTCGTCGCTCGATTACCATAAAGTTCACGAATACCGTTCCCTCAAGAAGGAGACGCAGACTTATCAAAGTCTGAGAGAGGACACGCTAACCGAGCTTCAGCATCACCACGATGAGAAGGCATACCACATGAGTCAGTATGATATCATGAAGTTTTGGGAAAAAGCTTTCTCCGAGTCTGGGATAGTGAAGTATATTATTAGGAATGTGTTAGAGTATTTCAACTCCAAGGTCAACTTCTACCTAGCACATCTATCCCAGGGGAAATTCTTTATCACTTTCGATGAGGAGTTGAAAGAGACCATCACCCACAACGAGAGGAGCGTGCCGTATATTTCCTTGTCAGGGGGAGAGAAGAAAAAGATTAGTCTTGCAGTCATGCTTGGGTTGCAGGAACTGCTAAAGATGTCTAACAATCAAAAAACTAATCTTATGTTTTTTGACGAAGTTGCCGAGAATCTTGACCAAGAAGGTCTCGAAGGTCTCTACATACTACTATCCGAACTAAAGAAAGACAAGAGTTTGTTCGTAATTACGCACAATAATTATCTCAAATCTTTAATGGATAATAGTAAGAGCCTCACTATGATGAAGGCAAACGGAGTATCTACACTCAAAGGAAAATAATTATGGCAAATGTAAACCTCGAAGGTCTTGGACAAGAAATTTTTGAATCCCGCTATGCATACCCAGGGGAAACCAAATGGGCAGAGAGAGCTAAAGTCGTCGCAAGAACAATGGCTTCGGCTGAGAATGATGACGAAAAGGAGAAGGTTGAAAAACTCTTCTACGATTCGATTGGATCAGGAGACCTTATTCCTGGTGGCCGCATTATTTTTGGTTCTGGTAGGAATCGTGGCCGACACAATCTTCTAAACTGCTATGTCATTATCCCAGAGGATAATGTAGACTCCATCGGCAAGACCGTCATGGATATGTACCGTATCTCCTGTGCAGGGGGTGGGGTAGGTTTCAATGTGTCCAAGATTCGTCCTAAGGGTGACCACATCGGCAGCGTCAAGAACTCTGCCCCAGGCGCTGTTTCTGTCCTGAAGATGATCAATGAGGTTGGCGAGCATGTTCGTGCTGGTAAGAACCGCCGCACTGCTCTCATGGGTATCCTCAATGTTACTCACCCTGACCTTCTTGAGTTCCTTTCCGTAAAGCTTGACCACGGCCAGCTTAACAACTTCAACATCTCTGTTGCTATTACCAACAGATTCCTTGAGGCTGTCGAACTAAATGAGCCTTGGTTCTTCACCTACAACAATAAAGAGTATCATTCCTATGATATCTCTCGTAATAGTGATGAGGTCATCAGTGTCCTCGGTCTGGATGAAGAGGATGCTCTAGTTCGTGCAGAGAACTTCCACAAGGTAAAGTGGACTGACACTTTCGAGATGATCGGCCAGCGAGACATGAAAGCCCGTGAGCTTTGGGATCTCATCTGGAAGAACTCTGTAGAGTCTGGTGATCCTGGCATCTACAACATTGATCTAGCCAACAGCTACACCAATGTCTCCTACTTCGAGAACCTTGACAGCACTAACCCTTGTGGTGAGATCTCTCTTCCCTCTTATGGTAACTGCTGCCTCGCTAACATCAACTTGAACAACATGGTTCTTGAGGATGGTTCTGATCTGGATTGGAAGCGTCTTGCTAAGACTGTTCGTACTGGTATTCGATTCCTAGACAATGTTCTTACCGTCAACACATTCCCAACTGAGGAGTGCAAGACTGTTGGTGAGCGTTCACGCAGGATCGGTCTGGGCGTCACAGGGCTGCACTACATGCTCATCAAGCTCAACATCAAGTACGGTAGCGAGAAGTGCCTAGAGTTCCTTGAGCGGCTGTTCAGCACCATCAGAGACGAGGCGTACAAGATGTCCATCTACCTCGCTAGAGACAAGCAGCCCTTCCCTGAGTTCGACTACAAGAAATATCTCGATGAAGACTTCGCAAAGACCCTCCCCGCACGGATTCGAATGCTTATCAAGCGTCATGGAATTAGAAATGCAGTCATGCTCACTATTCCTCCTTGCGGAACTATTTCAATGCTACACGGAGTATCAAGCGGAATTGAGCCTATCTTCTCCGCAATGTACAACCGTCGATGGAGAAGTGCCAATACATGGAAAGAGCAACTCGTAGTTGATCCTCTCTTCCAACAATACTACGACGAGGGTAAGTCTCTTGAGCCCTTCGTAGGATCTTATGATATTCTTCCTGAAGACCACATCAAGGTACAGGCTACCGTGCAGAAGTTTATTGATTCTTGCATCAGCAAGACCATCAATCTTCCTGCGACCTCAACTCCAGAGGAGTTTTCTCAGGCTGCACTTGACTACGCACCCTATCTAAAGGGGCTAACAGTTTACCGCGCAGGGTCTAAAGGTAACGAGCCACTACAAGCAATTGCACTAACGGAGGAAAACATTGTCAAATACATGGGAACAAGAGAGCCAGTCGAAGCCGAAGTCCAGTCAGGAGATGCCTGTTCACTCGAAGGAGGCGACTGCTGAGTTTGAGCCTCTCCCTAGGGAAGAGGATCCCTATTGGGAGGATTGATTATGCCTATTTACTCTTGGAAATGTAATGATTGCGAGATCTCTTGGGACAGAGAGTGTGATATCGGTAAAGCACCTGATCGCACTCGCTGTCCTGAGTGCAACAAACTTTGTGATCGGGATTGGGAAGGTCAGAATGTGAGCGTTAGCTTCAAAGACGATGGTTATGGAAACAAGAATAATCCAGGAGCTAACGATTTCCACACAATTAGAAAAAGATATAGAAAGTTTGCTGAAAAAGGATGGGATAAAGACTCCGCTGATCGGTGGTTGAATAAAAGTATTAAGCAATCAAAAGAGGTAATGAATGATGATAGCTATCGCTATCGTTCATTGAATCTAAATTATGAAAAGATGGCTAAGGATGGGTTATGCAGAAAACTATCAGAGCAGCAGTCTAGAGAAAAAGTTGAAAGAGCTAAAAAACTGACCGAGCAAGCCTATGATAATGCGAACAAGCGGGGCTACAAGGATGCTGGCTCCGACAAGTTAGACATCGCCAAACCCCAAAAACAACAATAACAATGGCTTACGATTTTTCTGAGAACATTCAGCGAGGTATCCTGTACCTCCTGAAGTCCAACAAGGACTTCTACCTTCAGATTGTCAATCTGGTTCAACCAGAACACTTCGAGTTCCCCAGCCACTCAAAGATCTTTGAGCGTGTTCGTAGCTACTACGAGAAGTATGGCAAGCTTCCTACCGATGATTTCATCGTGCAGGACATCAAGCCTACCCTTACTGCCCGTGAGTCTGCTTCGGATTACGAGGATGAGCTTTCCTACATCAACAATGTGGATACCTCCACCGTTGGTAACACGGACTACATGCTCGACCTTGTGGAGAACTTCGCTAAGAAGGAGGCTATGAAGGCTGCTATTGCTGATAGTATCTCTCTCATCAAGGAAAATCGTATGGATGAGGTTGAGGCTCTCGTCAAGAAAGCCCTCCTCATCAATCGAGATGTGGACACAGGCCAAGATTACTTCGCAGATGTAATGGGTCGGTGGGATCGCATCTTTAATAAAAAGCAAGAGGAAAAGTACAAGACCTTCCTCCCTAGCATCAACAAGTCCCTAGAAGGAGGTTTGGGGTCCAAGGAATTGGCAATGGTTGTTGCTCCTCCTGGGGTCGGCAAGTCTTTGTTCCTAGTGAACCAAGGCGTGCATTCGATGATCGAGGGTAGGAAAGTCTTGTATATCTCTCTTGAGATGAGTGAGGATAAGATCGCGCAGCGTTTCGATTCCGTCATGACTCTCATGCCCCAATTCAAACTCAAGGATCCAGCCAACCAGCTTACCGTCAAGGAGCGTCTAGAGATGTTCAAGAAGGAGTTCCCAGGTAGTGAACTGGTCATCAAAGAGTTTCCCACGGGGCAAGCTTCTATCAACACGATTAGAAACCTACTGGTGCAGCTAAAGAACTATGAAGATTTCGAGCCTGACCTTCTGATCGTGGACTACCTTGAGCTTCTCCGTCCCACTAGGGAGATTCAGCAGGAGTATCAAGCCCAGCAGAAGGTTGCTGAGGAGCTTCGAGGTGTATCCATGGAGCACGATTTCCTAGTATGGACTGCAACGCAGACCAACAGGCAAGGCAGGATGGTCAAGATCATCACTGACGCAGAACTAGGAGACTCCTATGGTAAGATCAGGACATGCGATTTTGCTATGTCCCTGAACCAGTCCGAGGAGGAGTTTGATGAAGGCAAGATGAGAGGCTATGTCATCAAATCTCGGAATGGTAGGCCACGGTTCACTGTCCCCATGGAGGTGGACTACGGCGTGCTCCGAATGTCCGAAGGGGACGAAGTGTTCTCAGGAGAATGATATGAAAGAGAAGCCAGTTCATCCCATGAAGATCTTTACTGGATCCAAGACCTTCATGATTGAACAAAAATCCTTGGCAAAGGACCAACTTCACGGCGATGTTGATTTTGCTAAAGCTATTTTGCGAATCGACCCCAACCAATCCCTAGAGGATTACAAGAATACCCTACTGCATGAGATTATTCATATAGGCTACGATATGTTTGGGCTGGGAAGCGATGATGATATGCCCACCATCCAGAACGAGTTCCTAACAATGGTAACTGGTAACATGCTTAGGCTATTTGCTAATCTAAACCCAGAACTGTTTGAGTATATCTTCGAGCGCCCTAAATAATTGGGGTGCTATTATGAAAGACTTAGAACTAAGGGATATATTAGACAGAAGGAGATCTCCACTGACAAAACTTTCTGTGTATACTAACGGTAAGTGGAGATTCGCGTCTGTTCAGGGTGCAAACTTTATTTCAGATGGAAATCAAAACATTTACAGAGGGAGGACGAGGTTTGCTCTCCTTCCTAACAATGTAAATGATCCAAAAAGAGGCAGCTTATTTGGGGAGCCTGGAGATTATATCGGGATAGATTCTACTGGTGAACTTAGTCTAATTACTAAAGCTCAGTACCTACAAAGGTTCCCAGAAAGACGCTCACCAAGAAGACCTCCCGATACTTCGAACAAGCTGAAGGATCCAAATTATATTACAGAAATCGTGAGAGGATCCACCCCAGCGCCCTCTAATAGTAGACCTACAACAACATACACTCCCCCTACTGGCGGCTCAAGTGGTGGAACCTCGGGTGGTTCTCCTGGCGGTGGGGGAGGCGGTTACTAAAACTACTATGGAAGACCTCACTGTACTACTAGAAGATTTCACTTGGGAAAACTACAAAGACATCAGCGATGCTGTTGTCAAGTTTGACGAGTACAACATCGACAACGAAATGTTCCGTCAGGCATCTATCTACTCATACTATTATGGGCTGATGGGTGCTGCAAAAAAGCGCATGAATGATCTTGACACTGAGCTTGTACGACTCTCGTCCACGCTTCGTCGGGATTACAAGGCTGGATCTACGGTCAAGCTTACGGCCAAAGATCTTGATGATCTAGTCTTTGCGGACAGCAGCTACCAACTGGCAGTATCAGAAGTAAATGATGCTACCTTCAAATACGAACTTCTCAAGGGCCTCGTTCGCGCTCTTGAGCAGAAAAAGGACATGCTCCAACAGGTCTCCGCAAATAAGCGAGAAGAGACTAAACTTTACAAGTGATCCCACTATCATACTACACTAACTAGGAGAAACTACTATGGCTATTGATCTAGACGCACTACGCAGAAAGCACGAACAACTCAACAATCCTGGTGGTTCGAGCAACAACAACTCGGACTTCCTCAACAAGTTCTACCAAATCCCTGAGGGGACCAACTCTGTCCGCATCCTGCCTTGGCGTGATGATGACAAAGAGTTCTATGCCGAGACTAAGATCCATCGTGTCCCTACGGGCGACGGTCAGGTAAAGAACATTCACTGCCGCAAGGTTCACGGGGAGAACTGCCCCATGTGTGACCTTTACTACGCCCTGTGGAAGACAGGTCGCAAGGAGGACGAGGATCTTGCTCGTCAGATCAAGCCCCGTGCTCGTTACTACATGAACATCATGGATCGTGAGTCTGGTGATATCAAGATTCTGTCTGTGGGTGTCATCCTGTTCAAGAAGATCATCGGTGCTATGCTCGATGAGGACTTCGGTGACATCACTGATGTTGAGTCTGGTCACGACTTCAAGATCGTGAAAGAGATGGAGGGGCAGTGGCCTAAGTACGACCAATCCGCACCCAGGCCCAAATCCTCGCCTCTAGGTTCTAAAGCTGAAGTTGCTGCCAGCATGGATAGCCTTCATGAGATCCATGATCTCGTCAAGCTTGAGGATTACGAAGAGGTTAAACAAGCGGCCCAAGCACTCACTGGTGTTTCGGCTCCCCAAGGTAACACCAAGCAATCCGAAGAGGTTTCGGATGGTGACTACCTATCCAAACTTCAAAGCTGATTATGAAAAATATTATTCTATCCCTGGCAGCAGTCTTCGTCATCATGACTGGGCTTACTTCCTGCCAAGTTCTTAGTGATCTCTTCGGTGAGGACACTGTTGTAACCACTCCCTCTCAACTAGTAGAGGGTGCTGAGATGGAGCCTGTGCCCCTTGATACTCTTCCCGCCTCTGTGGTTGGTGAGATTCCTGAGGGCACCCAACTTGTCCTGGCGAGTCGTGATGATCTTCTGGAGGAAGGAGCCTATGTTCCCTTCTCTCCTGGCGAAGGAGACGCAGCAGGTATTCTTGATGCTCTTTTTGGTCTAGGCTCCGCATTCATTCCAGGTCTAGCTGCTTGGGAAGGTGTGCTCACGCTCATCAGTCGTCGAAAGCGTAAGAACTATGCCAAGGCTATCAAGGCCATGGTTCCCACTGACAGCAATGTCGATATCGCTGGAACTATTCACGGTGTAGCTGCTGCTATTGGTGTAAGCCACACCTCTGAGGCTAGTGAACTTGCTGCCGAAGAAGACGACGAAAAAGCCTGAGTTCGTATAACACTCTAGCTATAATAGGAGGACACCTATCGTGGGTGTCCTCCATTTTTTTATCATGAAAGAGAAACTAAAGATACTTGCTTGCCCAGCAAACGAAGGAGGCTGTGCATACTATAGAATTATATCTCCAATCAGAAAGCTAGAAGAGCTTTATGGAGATCATGTTGAGGTTCGATGGAACAAAAACCCTTTGGGTATTGATGAAGGCACAGGGGGCTGGCAGGAAGACTGGGACTTCGAAGATATGAAGTGGGCTGATATTGTTTTCACGCAGAACCTATCAAACTTCGGAGGAAACTACACAGCCAGGATCGTAGGAAAGGCAAAAGAGTTTGGAAA